GCTCTTTGTAGGATTCCTTTAACTAAATAAGTTCCATTTTCTTCTTGTTGAAGTTTTGCTTCAAACAAATGGGTTTCAATTAATAATCCTTTATTCATTATTTTTCTTTTCTCAATTTTGCTAAATCATCACCATCAATCTTACCATCACCATCCACATCTAATTTTTTTTGATTTCCGAATAATTCTTCTGGTATGCCCATTAATTTTCCTTCGGTTTTAGCTTTCCAAGCTTTATCTACTGCATCAAAAAATTTAGACTTTTCATTTTTAGTCATATCATTTAATCCCATACCTGTTCTATGTAGCATGTGAGCAAATAATTTGTTATATTCACTTTCTTCTTTAACTACCTGACGGATAAGTTCTTTTAGTTCGTTGTGTTTCATTATTCTGAAATTTGTCTAATTTTTTGGTCTAATTTTAAAAGTCTCTCTTGTATGCTATAAATATGACTATTTGTTCTTTTCCAATAAGATTTATTATCAACACCACTTTCATTCTTAATTTTACCATACCAATTAAGAAATTGTTCCATTTCTTTTAATTGTCTATTGATATTAGATATACCTCTTCCTATTTTAGCCTGTGCAGTTGATGTTTCATTTTTTAAATCCAACCATCTATTTTCATGTAAATCTTTAACAAATTCCATAGAAGATACTCTTGCTAATTCTTTATCTTTTTTCTTATCTTCTGCGTCGGTATTTGCAATCACACCTTTGTTTGGAGTTTTATCATCTTCTTCATTAACAGGAGTATAACCCGTTAAATCTGCTTGTTTTTTAGCTTTTTTCTTTTCACCACCTTTTGCAGTGAATGCATATGGAGTTCCATATCCATCAACATTACCAGTTGCAGTTTCTTCGTCAATCATTCTTTCTCTTACTATTTTACGAATGATTTCTTTAAGTTTAGTTATTTGCTCTTCTTTTTTATGGTCAGGTAATCCTTTATGGGAAGTAGATGCAAAATCTTTAGCATCTTTCTTTTTCATACTATCTGCTGCTTTTGCAACTTCAGGAGATGGTGCATCCATATCTCCTTTTTGTACGGCATGTACCATACCCATAAATTTTTGTTGTGCTTTTGATACTGCTGGCATTTTATTCTTCGTTTAATTTATGATAATACTGAACCTGTACCTGATGAAACTCTGATAGCCGTTGGGTAACATGGGTATACTACTCCAGGTGTTAATTGATTTAAATATAAATCTGCACCACCATTTAAAGTTACATTACCAGTAGTTGTTGTACCATATGGAACCATAACACCCCAAGCTTTACTTAAAGAGCCGGTTGTATTGTTTCCCAACGATTGCCATTGACTTGATGATACAAAATTATCTACTCTTGAAATTCTATAATATGACATTTTTTATTTTTTTATTGATTCTTTTAATTCTTTTACTAATTCATACGACATCATCAATGCAGATAGATGTTGTTCTTTTATTTTTTTAACAGATTTAACTTTTTTAATATTTGAAATTGTTTCTGCTAATTTAATTTTAGTTACTTTATCAGTAATTTTTAAACCAATTTCTTTAAGGTTAGTAATTAAATTGGATACTTCATTATTAACATATTCGCTTAACTTACCGGTATTATTTATATTATTAATATATTCTCTTAATAAACCTTTTTGTTCTTCTGTTAAGTTTTTATATTTTGAATTAAAAGATTCTACTAATAATTTATATGATACTACTCTTAAATCATCATCTTGTTTTCTATATTCTTCTAATACTGCATCTTTTACTTTAGTATCTTTATTTTGAATTGAAGAATTAATAATATTTTCTGCAATGGTAAATCTAGATGAAACTATATCAGTTGGGTCGTATTGGTCGTCTGTTATTACCGTTTCAAATATTTTATAAATAGATGCTAATGTTTTGTAATTTGAAATTGGAGATTTAATAAACTCATCTAAATTATAAGTTTCTTTAATTTCTTTAATAAGATTATATTTTTCCTTTGTAAGTTTTTTCTCATCAATTTTTTTACGAGCCTCTAATATTGTATTAATAAATTGTTCAGCTTTTGATTCTGAATTATATTTTTCATTAATAAGATATTGATATAATTTCAATTCTTTTGATAATTCTTTTTTTGAATTAAAATGTTCTTTTAATATTTTTTCAGCTACCGATTTATTAGCAGACATGATTTCTGATGTAATTTGTCTTACTAATAATTCGAATATGAATCCAGTATTTTTAAACTTCGAATGTTTTATTTTTTTCATTAATTGATACAATTATTCGGATATAAATATGTTTTTTTGGTAGTTTATTACTCTTTTGTTAAATCTTCCGTTAAAATAGTCTTTTTATTACCATCCATATCTTTAAATATTTCAAAATATGAACTTTTTCTTGGTTTAAATTTAACTGAATCTTCTTTTTGTTTTAGAGTTTTAATTCCCAATGGGTCTCTGCCTTCCGGATGGTCATCATGTCCATATCTAACAGGGTCTTTGGGTCTACCTACTTTACCATCTTCCGCTAATTCTGATTTTAGTTTATTTAATTCTTCTTCAACATTTGTAGGGCCTTCTGTTCCTGTTTCTTTAGCTGGGTCAACACCTTGAGTTTCAATTGATGTTAAACGGAAAGTTTGTTTAGTATCATCTAATATTTGTAATGTCAATTCATCTTGTTCATCTTTAGAAATTTTCATAATTGCATCATACATCCATTCTTTAGAGAACATTTTAGTTTGTTGCATTTGTTGTAATAATTGTACTTTAGATGCATATAATTCAACTTGTTCTTGTTCATAGATTTTTGATGGCATCGTTAATTCCAATGTAAAATCTGTCAATCTTTCATCATTGATTCCTTGTGCGTATAAATGAACAATTGCAATTTTTGTCAATTCTGAAATCAATACTTTTTGAATTCTTTCTATTGTTTTGGCAAATCTAATATCCATTGATGCTAAAGTTGCCTTACCATTTGTATCTTCAGAATATCCTAAAAATGCTTTTGGAATTTTTAAAGATGCCATTAACTTATTTTTTAAATAATCTAAGTCAGGAATCATATCATATTCTAATCCTTTTAATGTATCAATTGAAGTACCATTATCATTACCTCTTACTGGCATATAATAATCTTCAATTAGGTTTTGAACATTATATTTTAAATTGTACTCACCACTTTTTTCATCAACAAATGGAACTTTTTTAGATGAGTTAATAATTTTTTGCATGTAATTGTCCACTTCATTTGGTGGAATATTACCAACATCAATTTTAAATATTCTCTTTTCAGGTGCTCTCATAATACGATGAATTAACATCGCATCCTCCATTAACATAATTTGTTTCCAAACTCTTCTACCACCTTCTAACATTCCTTTTCCATAAGGTAAAAAGTTTGAATCATTATTTAATCTAAAGTGAGCTATCTCATAATTTTCAAATTCTTTTTTTGGAGTCTGGCCATATGCACCTAATGGATTTTGATATGGAGAATATACAAATTTTACTCTTTGTGGATTTTTTGGGTCAAATCCTTCTACTCTAGAAACTTCATATGATGATAGTGGCATAACATTTATAATACCAATACCTTCTTCATCTGCAATTTCTAATTCTAAAAATAAATCACCATATTTAACTAAATTTCTAGTCCATGGCCATAAATTAAATTCTATATTAAGAATATCATAAAACAAATTTTCTAATACTTCTTTTATATGGTCATCTTCATGATGTATTTTTAAAATATTACCATGTTCATTTTTTGTGGTCGCTTCATCTGCGTATATATCCAATGCCGATGATAATATCGGGTCCATATCCATTGAATCATAATCTCTAAATAAATCAATTCTAACTTGTTGATATGCCAAAGATGCTTCTATGTTACCCGTTCCGTAATTGGTAACCTTTAATTTCATAAATCTATCTACTAGGTTTGTAGTCATTGATTGATGTTCATCAAAGTCAATTACTTTAACACCTTCCTTAGTTTTTCTAACGATAGTATTTGTTGAAAATAATTTCTGTAACCTACTTAATATTGATTTATCTGCCATTTTTATATAATTCTATTTTGTTAAATATATGGAAAATTATTGATTTTTCCAAATTTACCATTTTCTACAACTCCAATAATTTGCTTTTGTTCTTGGACCTGGATTATCGCAATGCATTCTTGCTCTAAAAGATTTTCTAGCTTCTGGATTTGATTTTCTTATTTTCATTCCTTTTTGGCCGAAATTTACTTTAATAACTTTATCTGTTTTTGGATTTTTTACAAATACTTTAAACTTTTTAACATCACCTTGCATTGGATGTCCTAATTTTACTTCTCTTCCTTGATATTCTGCTTCATAAAGACATGGGCAACCACCTTCATCTAATGTATTTTTATATGCTTTTAAAAAATCAATAAAATCATCAATTTCTTCTGGTTCAACATCCAATTCATCATAATCATCATCGTTACCCTCATACATACCACATTCGCATTGTTGCATTGGTTTACCACAATCTGGGCAAGTTTCTTCTCCTATTACACCACCCGCACCAAAGTATCCACCAGGTTCATTTGTAGAAGGAGTATCACTTTCACTTATAGGAACACAATTTGGTACTTGTTTACCATTTTTGTTCTTCATTCCAATTTGTTTAAATCCTTTCCAACAAGGTGAATTTTCTTTTAGAGGTATTAAATTTATTAATTTCATAGTCTTTGTATTTTATAATAGTTTCAACATATAAATATATAATTATCCTAATAACCAAGTTAAATTTTCCTTTTCACCTTTACCCAATTCCATTTCATATGGATTTTGTTTTAAATAATTGGTAGTTGTAAAACC